GGGGAGAGAAGGCTGAAACTGCTGAAAAGGTTGCTGTTTTAATGGAAGATGTATCCCAATCTACTGATCCTTCTCTCCCAAAACCTGTTTGCGATGCACCTGATGCAAGAGAGACTGTATCTCCACTTTGACCAAGTGTAATTGTTGTTCCACACTTATCAATTATATTAGTGCCTGGTTGATTTTGTACGTTGTCTACTTTTATTGTTGATGCCATAATTCTATATTACCATATCCTATTGAAATTTATACCTTATAACTACATACCCTGATCCACCAGCTCCACCCACTCCATATGTTGAACCATTTGTATAACCACCTCCGCCACCACCTGAACCTGTATTAGCTGCCGCTGTACCACCAGAAGCTGGTCCTTTACCACCAGCGCCTCCACCACCTGGTCCACCAGTTCCTACAGATGATGCACAATTTCTTATTCCTCCACCTCCACCACCAGCTTTGGTTATAGGGGATCCAGTTATACAAGTTGAAGCACCATTTCCTCCCGGACCTCCGGTTCCTGGAGGATTTACTCCCGCTGCACCTGCTGAAGTAGCACCGCCACCACCTCCGCCGCTATCTTTACTAGATGAACCTGGAGAAGCAACCCCTCCTGGATTTCCTTGAGGAGGACTTACAGGTGGGGTATTGCCCGCTCCTGCAGTACTTGTACATGCACCATTTCCGCCTCCTGATCCACCATCTCCTGCTTGACACGAGCCAGGTCCTGGCACATATCCTGCACCAAATCCACCGCCCGCAGACGTTATACTTGAAAAAGTTGAAACACTACCTGCTGCACCAGGGGTTGCAGGTGAAGTACCTGTACCTCCAGCGCCACCAGCACCTACTACTATTGGATAACCTTGTACTGCAGCTGTAATACCTCCGCCTGGATTTGATAATGGACTTGATGTCCAAGCATTAGTGGTAGGAACTGATTCTCTAAAACCTCCAGCTCCTGCGCCACCACCAGCTCCATTTCCGCCAGACCCAGCTCCGGCTCCACCACCTATTACTAAATAATCTATTTTATTATTTCCGGGAGCAGTTCCTGCGTTAGACACACATAAAGTTCCTGGACCTGTAAATATATGAATTTTATAATCACCACATGTTGCTCCTGCGCAAGGCGTACCTCCTGTTGCAGCAACGTATGCGGCCCCTACTACATTTTCTGTTGAATCAGCTGTTGTCACCCATCCCTGAGTACTGTCTACATATACTAAAGTTACCGATTGACCTTGTGTACTTAAAACAGCATCAGTAGTTAATCCAGAAATTTTTTCTGAACCATTAGCTGAAAGTGTAACGTTATTTGCCTGCCAAGTATTAGCGTAATCGGCTAGAGAAACAATTGAACCAGCAGCGCCTGCTGGTAAGTTAACTGTAATTGTTCCGCCGCTCGTATTTAAAAAATATCCTGAACCACTAGCAGCTGTAACAGGAGAATCTCCTGTAACTTTAGCGGTTGTTACCCAATCGACAGTTCCTGTTCTTCCAAAACCTGATTGAGTTGCTCCTGAAGCTAATGAAACCGTTCCACTACAACGACCTAAAGTTACTGTCGTTGCATCTACAGTTACAGTTTTACTGGCTCCACCACCAACTGTTAAAGTTGATCCACATTGTTGTTGAATTTTATCTACTTCTACTTGGCTCATTAAACTATTACCACCGTTCCTGTTATAATAATTGTACCAGGCAAAACCAGAGGACCTGCAAGTACCGCATTTACAACAGTTTGATCTCCCTCAATGGTTGATGCTTGATTAGGTATAAAATCGTTAGGGCTATACTGCCCTCCAATATATTGGATTCCATTTATTGTTGCCGTCATAATTTCTCCTACGAGCTAATAGTATCAATGTATGAACAAGTAACATCAAGTGAACTTGCGGTATCACTGACTGCTTCTAATACATCGCCACTAGCCAAAACAATCTTCGCTCCACCTTGAATCAATTCGACAGCTGAATTAGGTGGAATCACAACTCCTTTTGCTAAAAAGTAATCATTTCCGCCTTTTGCAATTTTAACATCAATATTAATTGTTGAAGTTAAAATGTTACAGCATCTAATACCTATAACTGCATCATAATTTCCTGCAGTTAAGATAGTAGTATCGCCTGTTCCAATTTCTCGTGCTAGACTGTTTCTAAAATCTTGTGCCATATTTTTTTCCTATTTATAGTGCAACCGCCATTGCAATTGCAAAACCTTGTCCTGCTGCGTTAACCGTATTTCCACTTGCATCTAAATAAACTGATTTAGAAGCAGGCATAGTACAGAATACATCTTTAGTACCAGACGTAAAACTTACTGCTGCATCAGAATTAGAACTTGAGATAGGTGTAGTTCTAGTCAAGTTTGCACTTGATCCATCTAATGTACCAAGTCCAACTTCCCATTCAGTTGTACCAGTATTAAAAATTGCATAGTATGTTGTATTACTATTTCCAATTCCTGCTGCAAAAGTTTCAAAACCAGTTACTGCACCTCCAAGTGCCATAGCACCTACACCAGTTGTAGTACTAGTTTCTTTTACTCTGTCGTTTATTACTAAAGCCATTTTAATTTTCTCCTATTAAGCCATACTTATAATTGCATCTCCAGGTGTGCTTGGATCAGGGAAAGAAATTTTAAATGTACCGTTAGTACAAGTTTTACTTCCACCAAAATCTAACACCACACATAATTTATCTGATTTATCATCATTATAAATTGTTCCAAAAGCTGCTGTAATAGTAGCTGAAGTCCATGTCGAATCCGCAAAATCACAAGTAGCTACTGCACCTGTAGACACAACCGCATTACCGGTCAAAGCATTTCCGCCAGCGGTATAATTACTACCACCACCTGAACTTTGCTCATTAGTTGCTACATAAACAGTACTAGATGTATTGTAAGGATTTGAAGTGTACAAAGCTATTTTAAAACTATCGCCACCAGAAGCAAAATTATGTGTTCCTGAGAATAATTCTCCACGGAATGCATAAGGTATTACGTTTGCCATATTTTTTTATCTCCTTAATAAGTTGATGGTGATTCAGATTTAATTGGAAGACGAATAACCCCATCTTGATATTCGTTTCTGCGTCTACGACCCATTTGTTCAGTCGCGTACGTTTCTAATGCTTCTTTATAAGCCTTATCATAGTATTGTAACATATCCATCGGGCCTTTCAAGTACCCATATGCATTTACTAGACATGCATATAAAAGTAGATCTTGATACTTATTGGACAGATAAGTACCAGTAGAAGATTTAGTCGCATCCGTTAAACTTGTTGGCTCTTTATTATAAGCCAAAGTAATTGCGTAAGCAGTATCAGGAGTAGGTGCCACCACCCAGTTATCTTCATCCCAATTAGCGTAATATTTAGGAATACTAGTGGATGAAGAACTTGGTGTTGCATAGTATTCAGCCATAAAACTAGGGTCTCTTTGCTCTAAATAGACCTGATCTCCATCATCATTGGTTAATTGGACATATCTAATAACTCTTAAATCAGCTGGAATAGAAACATATCTATTTCCAATAATACAAGTAGATGTAGCATAGAATCGTTCTAAATCAGCATCAAAAGATCTATAAATTCTATTCTCGGCATTTATAATAAACTTACTTAAAACACTTGAACTGAAAACAGCGCTATCTACTTCTGTGTAGTTTTTAATATCGTCTTCTAAATTTGTTAATGTGTATGTTATTCCTGCTGGCATATTATTGTGGTCCTATCGTTTTTAAAGTTACTGGTCCAGAAGATACATTATACCCTCCACCACTAATTTGTCCAGTAGTAGCTGTTTCACCACTATTGAAATAATAGTAATTATCAGGAGTTAATAAATTCCTAACAGCTGCTCCAGCCGAATGAGTTGCAGCAGTACTTCCATGTGCACCTCTGGTAACTCCAGTTAAAACACTTCCATCCAGTCCCGTGTAAGTAATAAGTTCAGTTCCAACTAAAATAGCGTTCGTTGGAGTTCCATTTGGATTATTAATAGTAGGTACTCTCGGTCCACTTTTAGAAAAATTTGTTGAACTCGTTAATGTAATTCCTTCTGTAGCTGTAGCACTAGAAATAGAAGAAAATAAAGTTGTAGTTACAGAAGTATATTTTCCTGGAACAATTGAAAAACCGGCAGCCTTACAAATAGTGGCTCCAGTAATTCCATCTACATTTGCAATATTAGAAAAACCTACTACAGGATTTCCTGCAACAGGGCCATCATCACCTATAGTATCTGGTGTGCCAGTACCAGGTGAAGTAGTAGGAGATCCTCTAAATCTTACTGTGTCTCCATAACTTCTTTGATGATCTACAGAATATGTATTTATAATTCCTGAAGCTGCAGCAAAAGTAGTTAAAGGATTAAAGTCTAAAAATCTTAATGATTGAGGTGAAGGTTGTTGGGGTCTTGTTTTTGGTAAAGCGGTTGGATCAGCTGCACTTGGTTTAGGGTCTAATTGTGGTTGTTTAGATTCGAACTCAGAATAATGTACAAACAATCCATTCCATTGTGTAACCATTTCATTCCATGGAAATGATTGACCACTAATGTCTGATACTGCTAATGCAAATTTTCCTTGTGCATATCTTGCCATAATTAAACACTTGGATAGTAAGTCTTAGGTGTAACATACGTACTGTTACTAGACCCAT